GATTATTTCCGCTCCCAATATCCGCATCTCCAGTAATCGCAATTTGCATATATTTTGCGGTGTCATTACGAAACAAGTCTTTAAAGGTAGCATCTAAAAAGTTTCTAGTAAAACTACCCTCAATACTCATTTTTGCATTATAGTTATCATCTGGCGTAAATTGACCTAATATAAAATCTTGGATTATGCCTTGATCGAATGTAATATTAAATTCTTTTACTTTATTTGCTGTAGCGCCTGCCAAGCCTGCTTCTGAATCAGCAATTTTCACACTTACATCTTTACCAATAAAGTCATATTCAGTATCATAACTTGGAGTATCTGAATTATTATTTTCTCCACTCGCCATTATGCTAGCTGTAAATCTAACAAAATCATCCACAACAGTTGTTATTTCCATATTTCCAATCATCCCATTATCAAAACTTTTTTGTACAACATCGCCGTCTTTTGCAAACACTGTTAATGAAGCATGTTGTATGGCTTGAGAAATGTTAAATGTATGATCATAAACTGAACCAGCAACATTCACACTCGCAACCGCACCATACAAGTTATAAAAGAAATACCCAATCATATCAGCGTGCACAATCCCTTCTATATCTCCCTCTACCCATTTCTTAACGACACGTGAGCGTTCACTATCCTCAAGAACACCTTGAGATGTATTATCAATAACCTTCTCGCTTTTAACCATAAGGTTAGCAGTCACATTTTTAATCCATTTTTCAGCTGTTAATTGAGCAGTACCACGTACTTTCTCAACTCCGACGCCTATTTCAACGTCTCTTCCAATTATTTCCATATGTTTTTTCTAATTATTAGTTAATATTTTAATTTGTACATTTAATTCAGCGAATGCTATTTCTCCACCGCTTGCCAAGTCTGTATCCCAAGTAGCTAAGTCTATTTTTAACCAACTTCTATGACCATTAATAACATCACCACTCCAGCCATTATTAAACTTTTCTTTAACATCATCAATTAAGTTAGGCATTACTACATTAAATATTTCACTTTTCTTTTTTTGTTGGCAATTTACGATAAGGAATAATTTAAAATTATGTACCTCGAAATTCTCTTCATTTGTCTCAAAACTATTCTCTAAATTATTCGGATAATATACAGCTACCGGATATTTTGTATACTTATCTTCTGGATAAGAAAAGATCTCTTTCACTTTATCTGATGATGATAGTAGTGTGTTTATTCTAGCTATCAAGATTGTATAGATTGAATTAGTAGGTCCTGCCATATTATTTAGTTAAATCTTTTACTATGTTATTTAACATTTTTATTGATAATTTATTTATTGGCCCTTTAGTCTTCTCTATTGCGTGATCTAACCAAGGTCTTAGTTGGAGGCCTCTTTTATTAAACATTTTTCCACCTTTACCTTCACCATGAACAAAGGGTGCATATTTTGCAGTTGGAAAAATTCTTGCTTCAAGTGGTCTAATTCTTCTTTGGTGTGTGTCTCTTAGATTACCAGTAGCAACAGGTGATCCGCCTCCTCCTTGCCCGATCTTCCAAGGTTTTCTGATTATAACTCTATTTAATTCAGATATTGACCTAACAAGCAGTTTTCCTATTTCATCTTTTGTTTTAAGTGGATTTCTCCGTAAAGCTTTTTCAAATTCTCTTAAACCATTGATTTTAATATTGAATTCTCTGCCCATATTTTTATCTACTTACGGGTAATTTGTGTCTTTGGACTAATAATTCTTTATGCTTATTTACTCCGTTATGGTCATTTCTCATCACCGCCTCAACTGAATATGTAAACGTACCATCATCCAAAATATCACCTTCTTGAACATTTACACTATCATCGCACCAAACGGCAAAAGCTGTACTAAAGTCTATATCAAGTTGTTCAACCTTCTCTTGGTCTAACTGTTGTAATTGCCCGGCAAAAGAACTTTTAACAATTTCCGATGAACTATCACCTGACCATAATTGTCTCGTCACATTAAATGTTGTTGTAAAAAATCTTTCTATTGGCATATTATAATAAATGTTTCTTATAACTATTTAAAATTAGTTTAGCTGCTTCAAGGTCATTCCATTTTGATTGTCCACCTTCTACATCGAAGCTAACACTATAATTTCCTATTTTCTCACTTCTCACATTGCCTGCCCCCTTCAATCTATTAGCATTATACATTCCAGCAGCTATAATTGTTGCAGCTTGGCTAACGTCATCTGGCACTATAGTACTCCATCCCCATTTGGCAGTTATTCTGTGATTTTCCACACCAATTATCCAAAACCTAGCTCTTAGAAATAATCTGTTAATAGGCACTTCTTTTGAGGCATTATTGCTTGGAAGTGTTATATAATGATCAGAACTACTAGCACCTGATTTATCTTGTATTGTTGAAAAGCTATCGCCATAAGCATTGTCACCTAGTTCAACTAATGTAATTTCTGTACAATCATCAATGTGTAATATTTGGCCACCTTCACCGTTAAAAACTCTTGAAGAAGCGGCTGCATCAGCTTTAAATATCCTACCGGTTAACTCTTCAATAAATTTTTGCGTTGCTAATATGAACGCACTAACATCTTCTGAAATTGTTACGCCCAAAAAATTGGCCATCTTGGCACTTGTTGTATAATTTCGATCCGCCATATTATTTTGTTAAAAATCCAGCAGATTTCATTAATCCGTTTCTTACTTCACTCACTAACTCAAAACTACTACTATCCATTTTTTGATTAGTAAAAATTTTTCTGCCTGTTTTTTTGTTTTTATAAATATACTTATGTCTCATATTAACGTCTTATTCGGTGGGGTGAATTATCACCCCACCTATATAAACCGTTAATCAGTCTATGATGCAGCTGTTCTCAATCGTGTTACCGCACTAGCGACAATTACGATGAAACCAGTTCTCTGTGTCCATCTGATAGCTTCTCTATCTGTTGTAATAAGGTTAATGTCTGCATTATTTGCAACATTTCTAACTACACCAGCATCAAAACGTTTTGCTCTGATAGCACCCTTAAATCCAAGGATACAAGCTTTCTTAAGGTCTCCGTAAAGAACAAAAGCAGTGTTCACAGCAGTATCAGAATTAGCAGGCATAGCTTCAACCATTACAACTGGATCACCCCAAACTGTAGCTGGACCAGCTTGACTTGGAGCTTGGTAGATGTATTGATTTTGACTATCCTTCAATCGTCTGATTCTACTCATGATGGTACGATGCATATAATATTTAGCGTTAGCTAAAGCTCCTTGTGGAGTTGCATCTTTCATATCGATTAGATCATCAGCATCAATTGAAGCAAATGTTGTTCCAGCCATTGTAACTGTATTTACATTTGTGTTATTCAATAATCCTGTGAAACTACCGAATCCAGAAGTTCCATCACCTTTAAAGAATGCTTCATCTTCTTTTTTAGCAAAGTTCTCAGCGACACGAGTTGCGATGAATGAGAATAAATCAATTTCTTGATCTTCAAGTAATTCAGAAGTCAATGTTACAATAACCGCTAATTTGTTTAGAGTTAATGTCTCTTGGCCTAACACAACTTGACCTGATGCAATAACATCTCCTTCACCTTCCCAATTAACAGTGATATCAGTCGCTAAGTTGTTAGCTTGTAAATCACCTTTAGTCAATTGCAAAGTTGTCATCTCTCTTCGAGCAACACCATATTCAGTTTGAAGATGTCTAATTTCTGCTGACAATTCACTGTCAACAACGTAACCACCAAAAGGTGTACCAGTTGAATCAGTTGTCAATTCTTTCTTCATGTAATCAGCATTGTTTGCATTTTTACAAATGCCATCAATAGCTTCTGAATGCATTTTCTTTAACAGTGTAATATCTTTAGCATTTGAAGCTTCACCGAATTTACGCAACCATGCGTTCATTCTTTTTCTCTTTTCATCTTTTTGAATTTCAGGATTGTAAACACCAACCTTTTTCTCTGCTTGCTCCTTAATCTCTTTCACGTAAGCCTCTATTCTACTTTCAACTTTTTCCAAAACTTCACCAGTAATATTATCTGTTGCTCCAGAAAAAAGCTCTTTAACCAATTTAGAGGTTTCATCATCTTGGTTTGATTCAGGAAGAGCAACACATTTGTCATATTCTGACTGTAGGACTTCTTGAGTATCAGCATCCAAAGCTTCAAAACCTTTTACAAGATTAGCTTTATCGTTTGCCCCAATAAATCCTTTAGAAAGATATGATTTTATCAATTTTAATAAATCCATATTGTTATTTCTCTTTTATTTTAATTAAATTCCTAATTGCTTTGTTAACTAAACGGTTATTTTCAGCTCTAACGTCCTCTGGACGTGTCTCGACTTTTATTTCCTCGCTGACAAATTTGATCGCTTTATTAATTTTATTCAAAGCATTTTGTTTTATATCTGATTTAGTTGGACTAGCTATTTCGCTTTGCCAACCGATAAACCATTTTTTTGCATCATCCAATGTCCATCCATCTTCTTTGAAGAAGAATAACATTTGGACTGTTCGACTTCCAGCACCTGCTAAATTACCCATCATTGCTGAAATTCTTGGCGCTTCATTTCTCAACATTGATTTTCTCAATGTGTTCATATCAAATTCTGCGATATCTCTTACTTTACACCTGACGAATTCATTTGTTTCGTCCCACTTTTCAAATTCTTTCTGATAGACAAATGATTGACCGTCCGCATCTCTTTTGTTAATAATATCTTCTGATTTATTCTTTTCCCCTCCATCTTCACTATCGTCGTTTCCTTCGGAAGCTCCTTCCCCATTATTTTCCTCATTTTTAGCATCTTCGTCATCGTGTTCATATTTTTTTTCACGACCTGCTTCCGGTTGTGCCGGTACGCTGACCATGCTTACTTCTAATAATTCACTTTTTAATATAGTTCCATTACTATCGAATTCTAAAGGTCTAAAGCCGATTGATGTTGTATTAATAAAACCTTTATCCACTAATTTTCTAGCTAATTCACCTTTAGGATTATCAAGAGCAAATTCAATACTTCCTTTTAATTTATTTTCAGCAACCCCAATTTTTTTAACTTTACCAATAATACTTTCAATAGTCCTATGGTCATGACTATCTAACAATACAGGATTTTTTTTGAAAAATTTTAAATCAAAATTTTGTTCAACGATATCACCATGTCTATCTTCTTTAGCTGACGAAAACACAAAGTTAAATGAGTTTTGATCATCACCATCTTTTTTAATTTCTGTTACAATTGCAACCTTTAGTCCTGTAGTTCCGCTTTTGCGTAACTTATTCCAAAGGTCCTTGTGAGTTTTTACTTTTAAATCACCGAATGATTTGTTGATTAATTGATAGAATTTTTCCATATTGTTATTATAATGAATTAATATATTAAATTTGACATCTACAGTTAATTACTTCTCCTGCACCACCTTGCGGATCACGAGGATATTGTAATCCGTTTGTGAAAGTATCATTAAT